GCTTTTGTAAGAAAAACGTTTGCTCTAAATCTTGGCTCAAGACCTCCTTTTCCATCGTCAACAAGCTCATCACAGTATTTAGATATACGGTACAAAGCAAATAAGTCTATATCAGATTCTGTTATCCACTCTCCCGCCCCGAAGCGGTCATTTGCGATTAGATCATAGAAAACCCATGCTGGATTATCTGTATAGTACAGCTCGTCAGATAAAGAGCCATCCCAAAACGAGGGGTACTCAGGACTAGCTCCATTAGTGTACTCTCTAGGAGTATAGCCCTCAGGTACTCGTATTTTCATTCCTCGAAGTTCATAACTTCTCTTAGGAACGCTTGAGAATTCTCTAGAATCTAGAAATACGCCTGCATGAGCGGTATAAGGGTATGTAAACTTATCCTTATTTATTCCAGTAACACCCGAAATAACGCCCGTACTATTTCCTTGGTCAGTATCGCCCACAGAGTCGTTATAATCTGCCCCCGACCTATCTAAACCCTTACCTAAGTGTCTGCTTATTCTAGTAACTCTTACGGTAAAATCAGTAAAAGGCTTAAAAGGCTCCAAATCTATATAATGCTCAAAAGAAATATTAGTTTTAGTCTCTGCAACGTGCTTTATCTGCCCTACATTCTCTCCCGCACTAAAGGCGTTTCTCCATCCAGTAAAACTAGTTTCTCCAGGTTTTTTTATTTTTATTTGAAATAGGTTAATTGCAGTATTTGATAGATCATCTCCGCTCTCTTTATTCACGGCTACCAAGCTAGAATAAGAGATACTTACTCTTATTTCATCCAATGTAGCAGCGGCAGTTGAACCAAACAAAGATACTGCATTGATCTCAACAGGAGAGCCGTCAGGTGTTTCACCTTGAGGGTACCCGAGGGTACTATAGATGTCTATTCCAAGAGTAGTTGCGGTGGCTGGGCTTATTTGCTGTAGCTGAGTATTAGATAGACTACCAAGATTTCCTGTGTATGGAGTGCCAGAAGCCGAACCATTTAATTCTGATATAGGGTTTTGAAAGGTGCTGCCCTTTCTAAATTGAACTGTGGTATTGTCTACTTTTGCGGGTGCTTCTGCAGTTTCTTCATCTGCATTAGGTGCTATAGACCCTGCAATTCTATAAGAGTACGAACCATTGCCTAGCAAAGGTGCTGCATCGGTAGTTATAGATGTAGCACTAGCAATAGTATTTATTTTTACAGACTCTACAAGCTCTACATTATAAGAGTTAGTAGTTCCAAGATATGCTAAATACTCTAAATACTGCATTGTACTATCAGGAACAAAATCTAAGTTTGTGCCATTTAGCTTACCCTCTCCTTGGAGTATTATGGTATCTGTAAGAGGGTCTACAAGTACTATCTTCTTAAATTCTGCTCTTACATCACTTTCTGCATTTGTAGTATAATTACTGTTGAAAGAGCTAGAACCAGTTATTGTGAATATGCCTCCGTTATATGACGCATTACTTTTAGCTATAGCCCCGCCTCTTATAATAAGATAGTTATCATTTTCAGGGGTTCCTAGAAGTTGTATAGGAAGAGCATCAGTTTGTATAGCACCTGTAGTGCCAGAGAAGGTAATTTGACCTTTTACAGGGTTAAAGGCAGAGTCGGCATTTACGTCTCTAAGCCGAGAATCATTTAAGTATACAGAAGAATCTCCATATACTAAGCCTTCAATGGGGCCTTCGCATATAGCATCATGTATAAATACGAACTGTTGATTACTTTTAACTACTCTTGGCATATCTTAAAACCTCACCCTATTTATCTCTTTGGCGTTTTCCCACCATCTTCCCCCAGTAGTGCCTCCTGCATAGTTTCTACTTGAGTATGTATTTTCTTTGTTTCTAACTTCGAATCCTATATTTCTGCCCGGCACTCTTAGTTGCCCATATAGCACAGGAACTGGGTCGCCTTCTAAAGTAGCTTGCTCTGCGCCTTGAAATAAATATGAATCCTCCCCTGTGTCTGGAGTGTCTACTGAAGGGTCAGGAGCCATAAGCTGCTGTAGGCCGGTTAGTGCTAAATTAACTGCTACCCCTAAAGCTAATGTGGCACCTAAACCTAGTGTTCCTCCCGCTGCAATACTACCTAAAAAGCTTGATCCTGTGGCAAGGCTGGGAGCTGCAGCAAATCCTCCCGTAAGTACAACCAAAGCCACGATTGCTATAGCTGCAAGTATTTTTCCTACACCGCTTTTAGAGCCCGCAGGCTGAGGAGAGATGTATATATCCCCTTCCCCTAAAGAAAGAAGAAGCTCTTCTTCATTTTGGAGCGCCTCGCTTCCTTCTTGACAGAGAAACCCAATCTGTTTTTCATGACACTCTAGAAGGTACTCTCTCATTTCTGGAAAGTTGCCTTCTAAGCAGCGAAAAACATCCGCCATAGAAGATGCTTTAATAGTGAATTCACTACCAAATTTCTGGGCCATTTCTCCATCTAAGTAAACTTTACGCTTCATATCTATATACTCCTACTAAATACTTTAACCAAACTGACGTGAGAGGATCTCTACAAGATAACCGATTTTCAGCATGATGAAAGAATACATTACTGCCTAGGTATACACCACAGTGATTTGGAACATTTGCTTCTATTTGAAACAATAGTATATCATTGGGCTCGGGAGACTCTACCTTCTTAAATTTCCATTCATTCATTCTTTCTTCTGAGAAGTAGTTAAGACCTTTTTTCCACCAATCATCTTCAAAAGGCTCTCTTCTTGGTATATCTATGTCCTTACTTGCTAACCAATCTCTTGCTGCCTCAAAACAGTCTGCTTTTCCAAATTCATACTCTCTACCTACTAAGGGGCTAACTAAAGTTTTTGGTTCAACAATATTCAATTCCATACTAGGGTAGCTAAATATCCAGTAAGGTATGCCTATAGCATTACAGTAATTTGTATCTGTAGTACTGGGCTGATTGCTTGCATCTGGGTGACTATGTACTATAGCTAAAACATCACACTTCTTTACTATATTGAAGTAGTCGCTTGAGGACATTACAAAGTCATCCTCATGAGTTGCTACATTAGTACACGGAAACCATCTCTTCTTTCCTTTTACTATTCCTATAACTCCACAACCTTCTCTAGGATATTCTTTCTCAAAGTGCTCTTGTATTTCTTCAATCATTATCTAAACTTACGGCTTCCTGGAAACCCTCCAAAAGGAAGAGGTATAGTGTCATCGGTATTATGGAAACGTGCTTTACAAGACTGTATAGTTTTTCCACAAACATCTCCAGCGGCAGTCGTAGAGTTATTGTCTATATCAAAGTAAGGGCCCGTGTCATTTTCCCAACTACACCCAGATTTTACTGAACCCTCTGCAACTCCCTTGTACTCCCAAGGACAGTATTTTCCTATTATATATCTATTTGGTATTTTTAGTCCTTGTATATCAAAAGGGCTTGCTAATTCAAACTGTACTATAATTTGATTCTCTGCTGCCACTCTATCTAAAATATACCTGCCAGAAGGAAACTCTTTAGGTAGAGGAACAGGGGATATAGCAGTGGTTTTGGCAATTCTATCTTCGTAGGTATAGTATGCTCCCGCTCCCGCTGAGTCATATACATAGGTGTTTTTAAGCAGAGTTTTCCTATGTAGAACCACTGAACCGAGTACGTCCTCATTCTTAGATATATTTAAATCTTCAAGAATACTAGTGTAAGACGCGTCCGACGCCCCTCCCGAAAAGGCTATTTCATTATCTAGTCCATCCCCATCTGCCGATATACTTCTTGCTAAAGCGGCTATATTAGCCAAAGAAAGAGTGGGCCGGCCTTGAGCACCATCAGAAGATGTAGAAACTCCTTCTATAGATATAGGTATTGCTACATATTCTGCCCACTCTAAACTTCCATTATCATTAGTATCGTAAGGCATCCACACGTTCGTGGTTCCATTTTCTAATCCGTCAATAAGATGATAGACTTGAGTAGTATCTACGTTTCCGCTGGAATTTATATACTTTAATCGTATATCGAAAAGCTCAATATATGCATCGTCTATTTCTAATTCTTGTACTGTATCAATTAAATCTGTCATTATGCTGGGGGCTCATATACTCTGTTTAAGGTGGCTTGAATAGATACAGTAGTATCATTAACATATACTAAATTATACCCGTCACAGGTTACTCTAATTATTTCTGTAGTTTCGGCAGCGGCATTCGTTACAGTATTAGTTACAGTTAAGTCAAAGTTTAAACCTTGACGATTATCTAAAAATTTAGCTATTAAATTACCTTCTTTATAGTGTCTGTTGTTAAAACTAGCCGAGATAGCCTCTCTTTTACTATTAATTCCGTCACGAGCTCTTTGACTATATCCATCCCCGAAACTGGCTTTTAAAACAGAAAACGATACCTGTCGAGAAAGCCCTCTATCTGTAGATATAGACTCATTACTTGTATTACCTAGACCTAGACTAGAAGGTATAGTAAAGCTATATTGTGTAGACATTAAGCTGCTCCATACGGATTAAGTATTCCGCCCGATCGTTTTTGATTTTGCAATTCTTTCTGTACGGCTGCAGCAATAGCGTTACCCAAATTGAGTCCGCCTTGGTCTCCTTGTGTACTTTGCTGCGCCCTGCCATTAGAGTCTACGTTTACATTTACAACTACGTTATTTGACTGGCTCGCACCTTTGTTCATTTCTACGGGAATAGACTTACCATTAGGAAGAGGCACTACTGCTTCTGTTCCATGTAGGATTGCAGGATAGCCAGCTTCTCTACCGCGTGCAATACCTCCTGTAGCATACCCAGGAACAGGTTCAAACATACCGCCTGTTCTAGCCTTGAGCCCTAAAAGAGAAGCAAAAGTAGTACCTCCCTCACTGCCAGCACTGCCTCCAAAGAATCCAATTGTTGCCTCTAGAAGTTTTATTGCTATCAGCTTTGCAATAACTTGTGCTAGAGACTTTAATACAGCTTGTGCCATATTACCAAAAGCGTCTTTCATATTCTCAGTACCTGTTATAATATTTGCAAAGGCGTCTGTAAGACCTGCGCCTAAGGAGTCCTCAATACTATTTAACATTTGCTGCGCAGGTTCAAGGTCTTCAATAGAATTACCTAAGGTTTCTATAACACTTTGAACGCCTTCTATTCTTGCTTGAGTTGCAAGACCCACAGCGTCTATTGCCGCCTGCTCTCCGTCTGCCAAGGCAGTACTAGTGGCTAAAGCATCTAGTCTGTCGGCACTACTTAAAAGCTTATTACCCGCCTTCTGCTCTAGAGGGTTTGTACTACCGGCTAAAGCCGTCCCCCTATTTCTAGCCATTTCTGCTTCGGCAGTGAGTCTGGCTTTTAGTAGTGCGTATTCTGCTACTATAATTCCTGTCTTGCTCTCATCTATTTTTTTCTGGGCTTCACTTACTTTGAATAAACCCTTATCATCTTTTGTAGCAGAGCCAGAGGCATCTACTTCAGCAA